TTTTTGTCCTCACTCTTGCCCATCATCATGGCGCTCACTTGCGTCTTGTTGGTGAAGATCCAGCCGTGCTCGGCTGTCTCCAGAACGCCTGCGTTGATCATCTGGGCCACCAGGCCATCTGACCTGGAGGCTTCGGTCTTGTTCTTGGCGGTGCGCTCTGACATCCCATCCTTGACCAGCAGATCGCGTAGGGCCGAGCGGCTAAGGTATGGCACTCCGTTTCGCTCCTCAGCGCCACTTGCCCACCAGGCGCGTTCAAGCGTCCTCATGTTTTCATCATGCTTGGTGGGTTTCTTATGTGGCTTTTGTGCGCTGGCGTCATTATCTGGAACTGCCACGCAAGTCGTCGCCGACTTACCAAACTTAGTCGATCCCATATCCACCACATCCAGCTTGAAGTAAATAGTCTCGCCCTTGCTGGGTAATTCCCTTTGCTTGGTGACAGTTACCGATCTAACACCATCCTTTTCCACAACCTCTATTTCGGTATCAATATGCGCTCGAATACCTGACCAACCCCTTGCGCCTTTGGCTGCATCTTTTCCATTGTGGTGAATAATCATCAACGCTGCGCCGCTGGCGGCGGCGACTTGATCAAACCGGGCCATGACTGGTCCCATGTCTTCGCCGCTGTTTTCGTTGGCTCCGGCGCTCATGCGTGCCAGGGTGTCCCCAATTATTAGGCGAACGGGCTTGCCCTTGATGTGCTCGACGGCCCTGACCAGTTCGATCACATCCCTGGCGTCTTGGTCGCCGTGGTAGAAGTTCATGGGCACGGGCACCATGACCAGATTTCCCAGATCGCACTGGTGATACTTCTTGATCGCCTGCATCCTGGAGCGGATGCTAGCGGGGGCTTCACTGGCCAGATAAATCACTAGACCGGGATCGGTCTTGCGGCCATAGCAGGGTGAGCCAGTGGCAATGGCAGTGGCAACCGATAGCGCCCAGAAGGTCTTGCCTGAGTTGCTGTCGCCATAAACCACCACAGAACTGCCGATGGTGATCAAGCCTTCCACCAACTCGTCTGGGGCTTCGTAGTCGGTGCCAAGCTGATCGCCAAAGACAACTTTGAGTTTTTCCAGGACGGCTGCGCCCGTTTGCTGGATCAAAAGACTCGCCAAATCGTGCCCTGCTTGGGCATAATCATTGGCGTCGCCGAGAATCGGAGGCATAACCATGCGCGCTCCATGCTTGGCGCAAGCCTGCTCGGCGTAGCGCTGGCCTACGCCAGATTTGTCGTTATCAGCCACGATCACCAGCTCCTGCGTTGCACCATACATCTCTCTGAGGGTGCCGGTCACGGGCACCAAGTTGCTGGCGCTGTAGGCAATCACTACGGGGCGATTGGTGGTCTCATGGATCGTGGCTGCGGTGGCAAAGCCCTCGGCCACATAGAGCGTGCCAGGTTCATCCATCGTGCCCAGCATCCAGAACTTGCCGCCCGTTTGCCCGCCGGGGTGATAGAGTTTGCCACCGTCCTTGTCGATGTACTGAAGGCTTGAGATGCTGCCATCGGCATCGTATAGGGGTACCATGAGCCGCCCGTCTCCTGTGGTGCGAGCGCCGTGGGTCTGGATGCCCTTGCGCTTAAGGTATGGGTGCTCAGGGTCTGCCGTACCGCCATTGACCCAGATTTTCTCGACGGTTTCGCTTGCCGTCTGCCGCTGGCGCTCAAGTTCCGCATCGCGCAGTTTCTGGGCCTCGGCAATGCGCCTAGCGTGAGCCATCTCCTCGGTCTGGGTAAGTTGCCGCCCAACGTCGGCGCGCCAGGTCACCTCTATGCCAGCCCTCCAGCATCCAAATCGCCCGGCAGGGATGCCGTCGCCAAAGACCAGATACCAACCGGGCTTGTCGCTGTGACCGGGGGAACCTTTGGTGCCAGAGCGAAAGCGGTGAATCTTGCCGTCTAGGTAAACGTCATCAGGCGGCTCAAGGCCCGCAGCACGGATCGCATCGATCAGTTGCACCTCTGGCGGGTCAACGCGCTTTTCAGGGGCCGGTGACCAGGGGCCACCTAGGATGTTTGAGAGGTCAGCCAATTTTTAGTCTCCGCAGAAGCAGGCAATTGCTTCTTCATTTTTGTCAAACATATCGCGCTGCTCGGCAGCGAACTTTGCCATCTCGGCATAGCTTGGGCGGTCTGTGCGAAAACGCGCACCGCTCGGCGCCGACGCCAACGCCAACGCCAACGCCTCCATTTTGGCCCACCAAATAGCACGCTCTGGTTTTTCTTGGATCAAACTAAGAATTTGTGCGCCTCCCTTGAGGTAGCACAGATCACAGTTGCCGTGCATGGTGACGCCATTCATGTTGGGCAGCTCAAGGTCAAAAGACTGGCTGCGCCAGAATTCGCCAACCATCTCCTTAGTGACTCCGACACGGCCCAAAGGAGCAATCTTTTCCTCGTGCTTGCCGTAGTCCTGATTGCCAATCTTGGCTAGCCGACGCTGCTCGTCAGCGCGAATTCCTAGCATGGAGTCCCACTCTGTCCAGCCGACGCTTTTTAGATATCGGTGGATGGCGCGAACTTTCATCTCGACGGTACAGAACCGACTGACAGGGTTTGGCAGGTAGTTGCGCTTGCGAATGATGGCCTCAAACGGCTCGCCGTTACGGCTTGCCGTCTCAAACGTAACGACAGCAAACCTGTCTTTCGTTTGCTCGGCGTCCCTGTATTCCACCCAAGTAATCGGAACATTCCACTCCTTGCTGCACCGATCTACGAATCGCAGCGTCGCCTCCTCCTCCTTGCCGGTGTTAGCAAAGCAGACCTTCGCCTCCTCTGGCAGACCGCCATTAGCTTGCAACACGCGCCACAACATGTACGCAGAGGTGCGACCACCCGAGAAACTGATGCAGGTAGGCCCATCGATCTTGAATGGATCAGCCATTAACCGCTGCCTCCTGCTTTGTCAAGTAGTCCGACAGCGCCTTAACAGTTTCGTATAAGGGCTTGCTGTCCTCATTCATAAATCGGTACACAGTCGCCGGGTGAATCCCGGCATTCTGTGCTACACGCCGCAGATTGGCATCTGCCAGCCTGCTCTTGATCTGCTCAAGCGTCAACATTTTTGCACCCTCTGATATTTTTTTAGCGGACAGGTTGCACTCTACCGCGAATCGGGTTAGAGTGGCAAGACACCTCGAACTGATTTCCAGAAGGAGGTGCCAACTAGGAGAGCCGCATGGCTATCAATTTGAAGTCGACAGGCAGTCTTGCTGCCAACGGAGTGAAGCTGCTCGTCTACGGCCAGGCCGGAGCGGGCAAGACCTCACTGGTCAAGACGTTGCCCAACCCGATTGTCCTCTCAGCCGAGGGTGGCCTGCTATCCATACAGGACGCTGACATTCCCTACATCGAAATCGCGTCGATGGACGATCTGCGCGAGGCGTTCGCTTGGTGCAAGGACAGCAAGGAGGCCGCGGGCTTTCAGTCGGTGGCGCTGGATTCCATCAGCGAGGTGGCCGAGGTTGTGCTGGCCTATGAACTGAAGAAGAACAAGGACGGACGCGCAGCATATGGCGAGATGAATACTACGATGCAGGAACTGATCCGCGCCTTCCGTGATCTTCCGGGCAAGCATGTCTACATGAGCGCCAAGCTGGAGAAGTCGCAAGACGAGATGGGCAAGATGCTCTACAACCCGGGGATGCCCGGTAAGAGCCTCACGCAAGGCCTGCCCTACTTCTTCGACGAGGTGCTGGCCCTGCGCGTTGAGCGCGATGCCGAGGGTGTGACGCAGCGTGCCCTGATGTGCGACAGCGACGGGCTGTGGCTGGCCAAGGATCGCTCGGGCAAGCTCTCCGCTTGGGAAGCGCCTGATCTGGGGGCAATCATTGCCAAGATTGGGGGGAAGGCGTGACCGACCTCAAAGACCTCAGCACCGAGTGGCTTCGCTGGAAAGCGCAGGAAGAAGCCGCCGTGACCGAGCGGCGCAAGATCGAAGACCAGATCGTCAAGATGCTGGGCCTGCCCGAAGCGTTTGAAACTACCGAGACCGCCGAGCCTACGGGCATGGTGGTCAAGATCGCAGGGCGCATTGACCGCAAGGTTGATAGCGCCAAGTTGCAGGAGCTAGCCGCAGAGGCTGGCCTGTCCGATCACCTCCCGAATTTGTTTCGTTGGAAGCCCGAAATCAACATGGCTGTATGGAAGGCAACCGATGACTCGATCACTAGGCCGCTGGCTGGTGCAATCACGGTCAAACCCGGCCGTCCCTCTTTCAAAATCACCGTTAAGGAGTAACAAAATGGCTTTTCTCTCTGAATCTTTCGACGTTAACGCAATGCCCGCCAAGAGTGGTGGCTCGTTTGAGCCTCTGCCCGCTGGCTGGTACACCGCCACCATCACGCAGGCAGAACTGAAGGACACCAAGGCTGGCACCGGCCAGTACATCAAGCTGCGCTACGACATTACCGGCCCGAGCCACGAAGGCCGCGTGGTGTTTGGCAACCTGAACATCAAAAACCCCAACCCGAAGGCCGAGGAGATTGGCCGCGCTGACCTGGGCGAGATCATGCGAGCCATTGGGCTGGCGAAAGTCAGCGACACCGATCAACTGATCGGCGGGCAACTGGGCATCAAGCTGGCGATCAAAGAGGACGCCCAGTACGGTGCCAGCAACGAGGTCAAGGGCTACAAGTCGCTGTCTGGCAGCACCGCCCCTAGCGCCGCCGCTCCTGCCGCTGCCCCGGCTCCTGCCGCCGCTAAGGGTGCCGCGCCTCCCTGGGCGAAGCGTTAAGAAAAAATCCCCGGCCCTTTTGGGGTCGGGGATGTCAACCAACTTAACTAGGAGTGGGTAATGCAAATACCCGAATCGGATCATAGCGTCCAGGCGCTGATTGACAAGTATCACGAAAGCAAGGCTGACAAGCCCCGCCCGCATCTGGGCGCTAGTCTTTTGGGCCACCCCTGTGATCGCTGGCTATGGCTGTCCTTTCGCTGGGCTGTACAGCCTAAGTTCCCAGGACGCATCCTGCGCCTGTTTCGGCGCGGCCAGAACGAGGAAGCCACCATCATCAGCGACTTGCGTGCCATTGGTGTGGATGTACGGCGGGTCTCGGCGCAGCACAAAGTGGATTTCGGTAGCCACGTTTCTGGCTCACTCGATGCCATCATCGACAAGGGTGTGCCAGAAGCGCCCAAGGCCAAGCACGTTGCTGAGTTCAAGACGCACAGCAAGAAGAGCTTTGATGCGCTGGTGAAAGACGGCGTGGAGAAGTCCAAGCCTGAGCACTTCGTGCAGATGCAGGTCTATATGCACGGCACGCAGATTGACCGGGCGCTGTATGTGGCGGTCTGCAAGGACGATGACCGAATCTATACAGAACGAGTCAAATATGACAAGGAAACGGCTGAAAAGTATATACGTCGTGGCCACTACATCACGCAGTCGGATCGGATGCCGCCGCCTATCAGCACCGATCCAAGCTGGTACCAGTGCAAATTTTGCGACGCGCACAAATTTTGTCACGAAGACAAAAAAACCCAATTTGCCAACTGCCGCACCTGCGCCCACGCAACGGCCAAGCCTGACAGCACTTGGCACTGCGCCCGCTGGGATGATGTGATCCCGCTGGATGCCCAGCACACCGGGTGCGAGAGCCATGTGCTGCATCCTGATCTGGTGCCATGGCAGCGTAAGGATGGTCCAAATGAGTGGACGGCGATCTACATGATTGACGGCAAAGAGGTGGCCAACGGCCAGCCAGGCAATGGCGTGTACAGCAGCCGAGAGATTCTGGCTAACCCAAGTGAGTGCGCTGCTCCTGGCGAGATGCTGTCAAAGCTGCGGCAGGAGTTTGATGGAAGGATTGTGGGGTGAGATACATATCCGTGTGCAGCGGAATTGAAGCCGCCACAGTTGCATGGCACCCGCTTGGATGGAAGGCGGTGGCTTATTCGGAGATTGAGCCATTCCCCTCTGCGGTGCTGGCTCACCATTACCCAGATGTGCCGAACGTCGGGGACATGACCAAGTACAAGGAGTGGGATCTTGGAGCAGTTGACCTTTTGGTCGGTGGAACACCTTGCCAATCATTTTCCGTTGCCGGGTTGCGAAAAGGACTCGCTGACCCTCGAGGAAACCTCGCACTCGTCTATTGCGGAATTCTTGACCACTTTAAACCCCGCTGGTTTGTCTGGGAAAACGTACCGGGCGTCCTCAGTTCAGGCGGTGGACGGGACTTTGGTTCCTTCCTCGGGGCGGTGGCAGAACTCGGGTATGGGTTCGCATACCGAGTGCTTGACGCTCAATTCTTCGGAGTGGCCCAGCGACGCCGTCGTGTGTTCGTTGTCGGATATCTTGGAGACTGGCGCCCTGCCGCAAAGGTTCTTTTTGAGCGCGAAAGCTTGCGCGGGGATCCTGCGCCGAGCAGAAAAAAGGGGGAAGTCTCTGCCGCCCGCACTGGCTTCAGCGTTACAGGCAGTGTCACAGGCGGATTCGGCCCACGATTAGGAACAGATGAGTCTTGCCAGGGTAGCGTCATTTCGCAACCCTACCCCATTGCCAACACCCTGACCGCTAGGATGGCGAAGGGGATCAATTCAACGGTGGATGAGGGGCAGACGCCGGTAATACAGCCTGTCGCCGTCGACACCTACAACGGCACCATTACTGGCGACATTGCGGCAACTCTATCAACGCGCAGCGGAGTACCTGATGCGACAGGGCCGAGTGTGATGACGCCGGTTGGGTTCACGCGCTGCGATCACGGCGGCGATGCGGTCATTGATGGCACGCCCACTATGCGATGCGGTAGCAACTATTCGGCGCACCTGGCTGTCGCCTTCCACCCCACGCAAGACCCGATCAGCAGCGCCGAGGTGTGCCACAGCATCGGGGCTAATGAGAATGCGACGGCGGCGGTGGCTACGGGTGTGTTTTTTGCCGGGCAGGGTGCCAAGGCTGGAAGCATTGCCTACGACCAACACATCGCGCCGACGCTCAAGGCCAGCGATAGCGGCACCAACCGCACCCCGTCGGCCCATATTGGGATGCAAGTACGCCGCCTCACGCCCGTGGAGTGCGAGCGCCTCCAAGGGTTCCCCGACAACTACACCGCCATCCCGTGGCGCAAGAAACCCACAGAAGACTGCCCCGACGGGCCGCGCTACAAGGCGCTGGGCAACTCAATGGCGGTGCCTGTGATGGCATGGATCGGCAAGAGGATTGCTAATGCTGCGTGACTATCAACAACGCACCATAGACCAGCTCTACGCTTGGTTTGAGGCCGGTGGCCGAGGCAACCCCTGCCTAGTGCTGCCTACTGGCTCAGGCAAGAGCCACATCGTGGCCGCGCTATGCAAGGACGCGCTCCAGAACTGGCCTAGCACCAGGGTGCTGATGCTCACCCATGTGAAGGAACTGATTGAGCAGAACGCAGAGAAGATGCGCCAGCACTGGCCGGGTGCGCCGATGGGCATCTACAGCGCCAGCATCGGCAAGCGCGATCTAGGCGAGCCAATCACCTTTGCTGGCATCCAGTCGGTGCGAAGCAAGGCCGATCTCCTTGGCCACATTGATCTGGTGATCGTTGACGAATGCCACCTGGTCAATCACAAGGACGAGGGGGGCTATCGCAAGCTGCTGACCGACCTCAAGGAAATCAACCCGGCCCTGCGAGTGGTGGGCCTGACGGCCACGCCTTACCGCCTAGGCCACGGGCTGATCACCGACAAGCCTGCCCTCTTTGACGCGCTCATTGAGCCTGTGAGCATCGAAGAACTGGTGTTCAAGGGCTACCTCGCCACCCTGCGCTCGAAGGTCACCAAGGCCAAACTGGACACCTCTGGCGTTCACAAGCGCGGTGGCGAGTTCATTGAGAGCGAACTACAGGCCGCAGTCGATACGGATGACCAGAACCAGGCTGTCGTGAAGGAAGTCATCTCGCTAGCGGGTGATCGCAAGGCGTGGCTCTTCTTTTGTACTGGCGTTCAGCACGCCCAGCACGTTGCCCAGGTGTTGCAACAGCACGGCATAGCCGCCGAGTGCGTGACCGGGGAGACGCCTAAGCGTGAGCGAGAGCGGATGCTGGCTGACTTCAAGGCCGGCAAACTGCGGGCGCTTACCAACGCCAACGTCCTGACCACTGGCTTTGACTACCCCGACATTGACCTGATCGCCATGCTGCGCCCAACTATGAGCGCGAGCCTATACGTCCAGATGGCGGGCCGGGGGATGCGGGTCAAGAGCCACACCGATCACTGCCTGGTCTTGGACTTCGCTGGCGTGGTGGAGACGCATGGCCCGATCACTGCCGTTCAGCCCCCGAAGAAGGGTGGCGATGGCGATGGCGAAGCCCCGGTCAAGGTGTGCGATAACTGTAGCGAACTGGTGCATATCTCAGCCAAGGTCTGCCCCTCCTGCGGTGCGCCGTTTCCCGAGCCAGAAAAGAAGAAGCTGGAGCTTCGCAATGTGGACATCATGGGGATGGAGGGCAAAGACTTTGAGGTCACCAGTTGGAATTGGCGAAGGCACATCAGCAAGGCCAGCGGCAACCTCATGTTGGCCTGCACCTACTACGGGAGCCTGTCGGACAAGCCAATCACCGAGTACCTGCCGGTGCTCAATGACGGCTATGCCGGGCAGATGGCATTGCAAAAGCTGGTCGCCATTGCCGAGAAGTGCGGGGCTGATCTGTCCGGGATAAGCCGCCTACAAGGCAGCGAGGCGCTGGACTACATCGTCATCCAGATGGGCAACGCCCAGCCGCCAGATGCGATTGAATACCGCATGGACGGGAAGTTTTATAAGGTCGTAAGGAGAACGTGGCATGAGACACAAGGAGCCTGAAGTGGTGACGCTGTACAAGGAGTGGGTCAAGGCTGGCCCGCCCAGGTGCTGCCACACTTGCGAGCACTATGGAACTGATGGACTATGTATCGAATACTGGATGAACCCACCCGAGGACTTCGCCGCGTCCGTAAACGCTTGCGACAAATGGCAGCAGGAGGTGCCCTTTTGAAAGAGGTCGTTCCGAGCGAGCATTTTGAGCAGCGCGAACTGGTGCGTTGGTTTCGCCAGACCTT